AGCCATGGCACAGCAGATGGCACAGCAGCAACAACAGCAGCAAATGATGGGGCAAGCCCCACCACAGGAGTAATGATTGGCGAAAAACAATAATGCCTATATAGGCGTTGACGGATTTCATCGTAATCAGAGTGAAGACGCAAAAATTAGCTTAAACACAGCAGCATTATTTGGAACTGAACTTGGTCAAGAGTTCCTTAAATATCTGCGTTCCATAACAATAGAGTTAGTCAATGGCCCCGCAGTAAGTGATGGTGAGCTAAGACATGTAGAGGGCCAAAGGTATTTAGTTGGCTTAATAGAAACTCGTATTAAACATGCACATAAGGTAAAAAACAATGAGCGAAGAACAGCAAGCTGAAGCCCCAGCAGAAACAGAAGTAGTTACCGAGGGTGGTGATCCATTACTTGCAGACGCTGCTCCTAGTGAGCGTCCTGATTGGCTACCCGAAAAGTTTACAACACCAGAAGCTATGGTTGAATCTTATTCAGAGCTTGAATCTCATGTTGGTAAAAAAGAAGACGACATAAAAAATTCTTTGATGGAAGAGCTTGAAACAGAAGCTTTTGCTAACAGACCTGCTACAGCAGGTGATTATGTTTTGCCCGATAGCATAGATGAATCTCTAGCAGCAGAAAATCCTTTGTTGCAATGGTGGGCTAACCACGCATGGGAAAACGGATTTAGTCAAGAAGAGTTTGAAGGTGGCATCCAAAAGTATGCTGAAAATACTGGCGTTGATGGGCCAGACTATGATGAAGAATTAGCAAAGCTTGGAGATAACGCCAAAGCAAGAACAGATGCTGTAGAGTTGTTTGCGGCTAATACATTTTCTGAAGCTGAATTGCCAGCTATAGAAAGAATGTGTGAAACGGCAGAAGGTCTTAAAGCCATGGAACGCATTATGGAAATGACAAAACAGTCAGGCCCAGCATCTATATCTCAGCCTGTTAGCAAGGTAACTAAAGAATCACTTGAATCTAAAATGCTTGATCCTAGATGGCATGACCCATCAAGGCGTGATCCTGCTTTTGTTAAAGAGGTAGAGGATGGGTGGAAGACTCTCTATCCTCATGGATAAAGAGATTATGAGAATTGGTAGGCTTTCGTTAGTTAAAAGCAAACCAGAACATGCTGAAGCTATATGTGACTATCTAAGGTTTAATGACCGAAGAGAGTGTTCAATATGGGGCGTAACACCACTAGAGGCTCTTACTGAGCCTTTAGTTATTAGTGGGTCAAAAACTTTTACACTAAGATTAGATAATGATCCTATTGCCATGACAGGGAATGTGCCAATAGAAGATCGCTTTGGACGTATATGGATGCTTGGCACTGGCGGTATCAACAATAACTTTCGACCTTTTCTAAGAGGGTGTCGGGGGGTAATTGAACTACTGCAAGAAGGATATGATTCTTTAGAAAACTATGTTCCTGTAGATCATCACGAAACAATAATGTGGCTTTCTTGGTGCGGGTTTACCTTTGATGAAGAAATTTATGAAATCTGTGGTCATCAGATGATGCGTTTTGTGCGTTGCATTAATGAAAAAAATAATGTCTATTATCTTGATAAACGGCCTGTAATACACTGAGCGACCCTATAAGGACAATTGCTATGATGCTGTCACGCAGATAACCGCAAAAAATGTAACTTAACAACCTTAAGAGAAGGACTGTAAAATGGCGAATACAATTGATACCGCCTTTATTAAACAGTTTGAATCAGAGGTTCACATTGCCTATCAACGTATGGGTTCTAAATTGCGGAACACTGTACGAACAGTAAGCAATGTGGCTGGATCAGTAGTGCGATTCCAAAAAATCGGTGCTGGCTCTGCTTCAACTAAATCACGCAATGGTATGGTAACTCCAATGGAGTTGGCGCATACAACTGTAGAAGCAACAATGGCTGACTTCTATGCCGCTGAGTATATTGACAAGCTCGACGAATTGAAGACAAACATTGATGAGCGTCAAGCTGTAGCTAAGTCTGCTGCTGCTGCTCTAGGTCGTAAGACTGATGAAATCCTTATTACAGCAATGGACGCTGGTGCTAACTCAACACAGATTAGCGCAACTGGTGCAGCCGTAACTAAGGCAAATCTTCTGACTGTCTTTGAGACTTTTGGTTCTGCTAACATTCCAGAAGATGGTGGACGCTACATTGCAATGCACCCAGCAGGATATGCTGACTTGTTTGCAATCAATGAGTTTGCATCTTCAGACTTTGTTGGTGAGCAAAATCTACCATTCGCTGGTGGAATGACCATGAAAGAATTTCTTGGCTTCAAGATTTTCTCTACATCTGCTGTAACTGGTGGCAAGAACATGTGCTACCATACATCTGCTGTAGGACTTGGCATTACTGCTGATGTTTCAACTGAGCTAAACTACGTTCCTGAAAAGGTAGCGCACCTAGCGACATCAATGATGTCTATGGGTTCTGCTGTCATTGATGATAACGGCGTTTACGAACTGCTAGATAATAACTAGAAAGGGGATTAGAAATGGCATATGCAGCATCTGGTCTTACTCGTCTTGCAGGGGCATCAAATGGCAACTTGTGGTGGTACTCCACTGCCGATGCTATTGCTACTGTAAACACTGCTGGTTATTTTAATGACGCAGCGAACATGCTTGCAGTTCGTGATGTTATTATGGTAGCTGACACAAACACACCAACAACAAGTTTTGTTAGTGTGCTTTCCAATACTGGTTCTGTTGTAGACGTATCTGATGGTACGGCTATAGCTGAAACAGACTCAGACTAAAGGAGTAGGGGAGGTCAAGGTATCAACTTACCTCCCCTAACCATATATGACAGTTAGCACCACCGCAGATTCAGCAATTGATATATCAAGTCGTGCTTTAATTCTTATTGGCGCGAATCCAATTACTTCTTTTGGAGAGTCAAGCACTGAAGCATTAGTGGCTGTTAATATGTATGAAGATGTAGCAAGGGCTGCTTTAGTCAACTCTCGTTGGCGATTTGCTACTAATCAATCAGTATTAAATCTTTTAACTGCAAAGCCAACTGGTAGATATACCAACGCTTATCAACTTCCTGATGACTGTTTAATGGTTCATGCTATTACATCAGGCACATTACAAATAGAATATCAAATATATGGCTCAAAGGTATTTGCAGATACATCAGCAAATGATGTTATTATCGCAGACTATTCTTTTAGAGCGACTGAAGATACTTGGCCTTCTTATTTTACTTTAGCTGTTGAATATTCGTTAGCTGTAGTATTTGCAACATCTATTGCTAGAGATGCAACACTTGCTAATCTAATGCAGCAACAAGCATCTAATGCAATGGCAAAAGCTCGTAGTTTAGATTCCCAACAACAAACCGCAAGAAAGCTTGTGACATCGAGGTTTCGTACTGAAAGGCTTAGTTAATGCCTAGAATCCGTGTTCCGTTAGCAAACTTTCAGTTTGGTGAAGTAAGCCCATCCTTAACATCAAGAACTGATACAAAAATATATACCGCTGCTGCAAAAAAAGTAGAAAACTTTTTCTTGCGTAATGAGGGCGGCTTACTTAGACGATTTGGTACTGAGCGTGTATATGAGTTTGATACAACTGTAGACCCTGTGACATGCACGATTACAGTTAGTGATTACGCTAATATTGCTGTTGGCTCTACTATTGTTTTGAATACAGGCGACACTGAAATAACTCTTCAGTTTGAAGCAGCGGGTGCATCAAGCCCATCAAGCGCATCTGGTAACACTCATTTTGTTCGCGCACATCAAGACAATAATACAACTGCTGATAATATCTTTACTGCGCTAAACGCTGTATCAGGGTTTACTGTAACTAATCCTGCTGCTGCTGTTGTTACTGTTAAAAGAGACAGCTACAACTCTACTGATAATCTTACTGTTACATCCTCCGATACAACTAGATTAACTGTAGTTAATTTTACTGGTAACACTAAACGTCAACACAGGTTAGTCCCATTTATATTTTCTGATGATGAGCGATATATAGTATCACTTGAAGACGCTAAAATTAGAATATTCCAGATTAGTCCTACAACTGGTGCAGTATCGTTTATACAAACAATCACTGCTGATACTAGCTCTGCTGCTCTTCCTTTTGGAGATGATATATTAGAAGAACTTACCTTTGCTCAATCTGGTGACATTATGTTTATTGCTCATCAGACTTTTATGGTGAGGCAATTAGAGAGAACAGGTTTAACAACATTTCAAGTTACTACTTATAATTTTGATTCAAGGATAGATCAGTTTGGTATTAACCAGCCATATTATTCTTTTCATGCTAAAGATGTAACACTAGACCCATCCGCTACAAGCGGTAATGGAATAACACTCACAACTAGCGCAGCATACTTTGAATCAGGGCATGTTAATACAAGGCTTCGCTATCAAGGCAATGAAATAGTAATTACTGCTGTAGCATCCAGCACATCAGCCACAGGAAATGTTATAGGTAATCTAACTGTAAGATTAGCTGCTGATGCTATAGAAACTACTGAAGGTATTGCTGACGTTGAAGTTACATTTGCCCTTCATGGATTAAAGGTAAATGATTCTATAACATTAAGTAATGCTGGTGCTGTTGGTGGTATAAGTGCTGCTAATATAAATGGTGCAAGAACAATACAAGAAGTAATTGATGAAAATGTTTTTGTAATTACATGCGGTCAGAATGCAGCAAATACTTCTGTAGGTGGCGGTAGCATTAAAGTTACAACTCACGCCCCAACAACTGAATGGGAAGAACAGTCTTACAGTGCTTTAAGAGGATTTCCTGCTGCTGTAGCGTTCCATGAAAACAGATTGTGGTTTGCTGGAACAATATCTCAACCAGATGGAATATGGGCTAGTCAGTCTGCATCATACTTTAACTTTGATGTAGGTGATGGCGATGACAATGATGCTCTTGATTTAACGGCAAGCATTGGTGAAATAAATACTATACGTCACATAGTATCAAATCGTGACTTGCAATTGTTTAGTAGCACTAACGAATTTTATATACCTGCGTTTACAGATAAACCAATTACACCTACTAATGCACAAATTAAAAGACAAACTCCTTATGGGTCTAGCTCTGTAAGGCCTCAACCTTTTGATGGTGCAACTTTGTTTATTCAGAAAACAGGGTCTGTTGTTAGAGAATACATTTTTTCAGATAATGAAGGTGCTTATGTTTCTACAGGAATAAGTACACTTTCGCCTCATTTAATTACTGATCCAGTACAGATGGGCGTTCTTACTGGCGCAATAAATAGACCGGAATCTTATGCGTTCCTTATAAATAGGAATGGTAAGATAGCTATCTTTACTTCTAACAGATCAGAAGAGCGTGCTGGGTGGTCAGAGTTTACAACACAAGGCAAGTTTCATTCTGTGTGCGTAATTGATGATAGGGTGTTTTTTGTAACACAACATGATAAAGGTGGCGGCTCTCAAAAGTTTATTCTTTCTGAAATGGACAGCGAATACAATTTAGATTTTTCAGATAAATTCACAGGAACTGCTGGTGTGTTTGCTGTATCTAGTCACTTTGCAAATGGTGCCGTAGTAGATGTAGTTAGTGGCACAGACTATCTTGGCTCGTTTACAGTGGCTGGTGGCAATGTAGATGTCTCAGCAGTCGAAGAAATAACATCTGCTGAGATTGGCTACTCATTCAACGTAGAGGCTGAAACACTACCTGTTGATGCCCAAGTGGTCGGAGGGCCACTCACAGGGCAACCTAGAGCGATTAACAGGGTAATATTAGACTTAAACTCTACACTTTCTGTATCTGTCAATGGAACTGCACTTGTTATTAGGCAGGTAAATAGTAATTTTAGCCAAGATAGAGTAGCTGTTACTGGCAAAGAAGAGTTTAGATTGCTTGGGTACAGCACTGATCCAACAGTTAAAATCACACAAATATCCCCATTATCATTACAGATTAATGGTTTAATAGCAGAGGTAGCGTTTTAATGTTTCAAGGAATAGGCACATTTTTATCAGTAGCTTCTTCTATAGCAGAAGGGCAAGCCAAAGCTAATGAAGCTGCATACGATAGATACCAAATGCAGCTTAACGCTAGGCAAACTAAAATTGAGGCATTTCAAAAGTCTAATGCAAGGTTGCGTGATTTCCAAAAGGCACAAAGCCACAACCTAGCTTTCTTTGCTTTTCTTAATCGTGATCCATCTGATAGGTCTTTGAAAAATTTTATGTCGGCACAAGAAGAAATAGCTACTAAAGATGCTGCTCAAATATCATCTACTGGATTTATGAAAGCATCACAGCAGCTACAAGAAGCTGACATGGCTAGGGCTAGAGGTAGAAACGCAATGCTGGCTGGGTATCTTGGTGCTGGTAGTGCTATTGCTAGTGGCTTTTATCAGAACCAACAAACTAAAACATAGGAGATTAAGTTGGCTGTAATCAAACAACAAAGAACAACCTTCGCTTCTCCTATTGGCGTGGTTAGAGCAAACACTGGTTCTGGTGCTGTATTCCGCAGCGTCAATAAGATTGCAGACCAGATGATTCAAAACTCTTTTGCTAATGCAAAAGCTAACGCTATTGAGGCTGGTGAAGATTTAGCGCGGTCTAAAGAAATAGGTTCCTTACGTTCTATTAACCCTGAAACAAATGAAATAGAAATGATGACTAACCTAGCAGCCCCAGCATCGTTTGGGACTGTTGCTCAAAAGGCTTACAAAAGAGCAATTGAATCAAGATACGTTAGTCAAAT